GAATATGCCGTAAGCGCCGTACAGAGGGCGGTGGACACGTCGGGATGGTACGTTGTATGCCCTGCTGGCATAGATGATGACGAGCTGGAGACGGTTGCAGAGTATATTGAGACGCAGGAGAAGATGATGGTGTACACCGAACTGAACTTCTTCAAGGACGACAATAACAAACCAACCGTGTCACCGATATACAACAGGACTGCGGGCATCTACGGGGGAGCCACGGACGACCCTGATGACGAGGTGCCAGAGGCAAACAGGTACATGAACGTTGCATTTGCAGTGGCATGGCTTGCCAATGAGGCAGGCTCCGAGACGGCTGCGTTTAAGAAGATGTACGGTGTCACTCCAAGCGAGCTGGGCTCCACAAGCATGAAAGCCCTTGAAACAGAGAGCCTGAGCTACTTTGTCACAATAGGGGGTAAGAACATCTCCATGATAGGCAAGGTCCTTTCTGGCGAGTGGTGTGACATTATCAGATTCCGTGACTGGCTCAAAAACGATATGCAGGTAAGGGTTGTCAACCTTTTCCTCACGCTTCCCAAGGTTCCATATACGGACGAAGGCATAAGCCTAATCCACAACCAGATGGAGGCATCCCTTAAATACGGGCAGGAAAAGGGAGGCATATGCCCGACCGAGTATGACGAGGACGGCAACGCAACGCCGGGCTACGAGGTGAGCGTGCCGCTTTCAATGAACATAAGCGACTCCGCAAAGGCATCACGTGAGCTTACTGGCTGCACTTTCAAGGCCAAGCTCGCAGGGGCAATCCATTTTGCAGAGCTTACAGGCACGCTGACATACTCTCTTTAAACGGAAGGAGGAAGGATAAATGGGAGCAGGTAAAATAGCAACTTATAACCCCAAAAAGGTAACTGTATCACTCGGAAACCACATAGCCAACGGGTTTGCGGACGACAGCTTTATTACAATAGACCCCAACGGTGACGGGGTCACCAAGAAGGTTGGCTGTGACGGTGAAATCATCAGGAGCGTTTCCCCTGACGACACATACGTCATAAAGTTCACCCTCTTACAGTCTTCTGAAACCAATTCATGGCTTCAGAACAGATTCGATGCCGATGTAAGCAACGGAAGCGGCATGTTCTCAATCCTCATAAAGGATTTAAGCGGAAGCACCGTGTTCTCCGCTTCGCAGGCATGGCCCGCAAAGCCCGCGTCACGGCAGTTCGGCAAGGAGTCAAGCAACAGGGAGTGGGAGATACATACAGGCTCCGGAAGCATTTCGGAGTAAAAATACAAGGGGGAGGCCAAGCCACCCCTTGGTTTTTTAATTAGCAACTCGTTTAACAGTGAATGGAGGACACATGTATGAAACAGATGGAAGTAACAAAGAAGAAAATAGGTGACAACACATTTTATATAAAACCGTTTGGCGCATTTACGGCGGCAAACATAACCGGGCTTCTTGCAAAAACAATAGGCCCACTTGTGGGCGGGATGGGCGGACTGCTCAAAAACGGCACCACCGTTGATGAAATTATGAACAGCGACATGGGAGACATGCTCCCCGGACTTGGAAACGCCCTCTCCGAAATAGAACCCTCACAGCTCGAAAGCCTGATAAAGAAGCTCATAGTCGATTACAAGAACGTCAGCATTAACGGCGAGATTACAGGCAATGAGGCAGAAATCCTTAACTTTGACCTTGCAAACGAGGTGTTCTGCGGAGACCTCATGGGTATGCTTGAGCTGTGTGTCGAGGTATGCAAGGTGAATTTCGGGGGTTTTTTCAAGAAGCTAGGAATCCAATCTGGAGACCTTCAAGGATATATGGGGAAGGTAACGATGAAATTAACAAATGGGGAGAGTTCGACTCAGGAAGATTCAGCGAACTAGAACTGAGGATGTACATGCTGATAAGGTCAGGTATTGCATCCAAGTCCGAGCTTGAATCGGATTACACTCTGGACGAGGCACTCAAACTCTACGCACTCTGGAAGATGGAACAGGACATCCACAGGGGGGAGATGGAGGAGATGAAATCAAGGAATGAAAACAGGCACTGATTACAGAAAGGCGGGTGGGACGTTATGACCGTATCGGAATTTATAAACAAGGTCGGCTTTAAGGTTGACGAACAGAGTGTCAGCCAGGTACAGCAGACCATGGACGGCATCAAGAGCACCGCAGCCAAACTGCTTGGAACCATAGGCATAGGGATATCGCTCTCGCAGCTTAACGCAATAGCGGACGAGTTCAACCAGGTAAACGACAGGATTAATTACGCCGTGGGGTACGCCGAGGACATGAAGGAGACCCAGAAGGAGATACTCTCCGCAGCCAACGAGTGCAAGGCTTCATACAGCGACATGGCATCAGCCGTAGTCAAGCTGAAGACTGCAAATGAGGACGTCTTCCCGATAGACGAGGCTACCGAGTTTGTCGAGTATGTCAACAAGCTCGGAAAGGCTGCGGGATACTCCGACGGTGAAATCTCAACCATGCAGAGCATGATAAGCAGGGTTGTGGCAAGCGGCACCATGGGCACAAGCGAGATTACAAGGATACTCAGGCAGACACCGGCACTTATAGACACCATATGCGACGGGCTTGAAGTATCCCAGGAGGAACTGCTGTCCATGGCTGATGCAGGACAGATAACGACCGAGACACTCAAACAGGCTATATTCAACGCCGAGGATTCCATTGACAATTCCTTCTCACAGCTTGATTACAGCATAGCGGACGGGCTTCTCAACATCAGGAACCAATGGGGCTTCTGGGTTGACGAGATGAACAGCTCGCTCCACATCAGCCAGACAATATCAAAGACAATGGTAAAGGGGTTCAGCCAGATAATGGTGTTCCTCAACAAGGTCAAGAACGGTGTTATGGACCTTTCCGACAGGCTTGGGGGAACTGAAAACCTTTTGAAGCTTATAGCCGCAGCAGTCGCCGCTATATTTATTGCATTGAATTTCAACAAAATACTTTCAGGTATTTCTATGGTCGAAAAGGCCCTCAAGGCTGCATTCTCGCTAAAGAACCTGGGCATTGCAGCGCTTGTCGCCGCAATAGTGTTACTGTTCCTGCTTGTCGAGGACTTTGTCGCCTTCATGAAGGGCAATGATTCCGTTATCGGCTATGCATTCCAACAGGCTGGAATAGATGCACAGGAAATGCGAGACAAGATAGTCAATATATGGAACAACCTTAAAACCTTCTTTACCGGTATATGGAACTCCATAAAGGCTGTGTTCTCGCCTGTACTGGATTTCATCAAGGGCAAGATGGAGGATGTCTTCGGTGATGATTTCTTCGAGGGCATGGGGACGGGGCTCGCAGGCCTTATAAATATAATAGATAAAATCACCTCAACTCTCGCAGACAACACAGACCTCCAGGACACAATAGGAAAGATAGCGGTGGCAGTCGCAGGGCTTGCGGCGGCTTTCGCAGTAATAAAGAAGTTTACATCTGTAGGAAGCACTTTAAAGGCTATAGCAACAGGCGGTACGTCAGCCGCCAAGGGCCTTGGGGGCGCATCATCATCCTTAAGCAAGGTTGGCAAAAGCATACTCTCAGTAGGAGGGGGAATCCTCATGGTTGCAGCCGGATTATTCCTTCTTGCCGAGGCTGCGGTAAAGGTTTCAAGCGCGGGGGCTCCTGCTATAGCCCTTCTTGTAGGCATGGTTGCCGCAATAGGGGCTCTTATAGCTGTTGTAGGCCTTATGGGCGGCACGCTGTCAGAGGGCGCAGCGGGGATGCTCATGCTCGGCGGAGGGCTTCTTATGTGCGCCGCCGCAATGGCGGTAATGGCTGCATCGTCAATAGCCCTGTCACAGGCTGGCGCTCCTGCGATAGCAATGTTTGCGGCCTTTGCAGTTGCAATAGCCGCCCTTATAGCTGTTGTAGTCCTTCTTGGACCGCAGCTTCTCGTAGGAGCCGCGGGGCTTGCAGTTTTCGGGCTTGCCCTTGATGCAATAGCAATAGCCGCAGCCGTGGGTGCCGCTTCGCTGGCTATAGTAGCCGCAGTACTCCCACAGCTTGCTGAATACGGCGCAAGCGGTGCCGTTGCAATACTGGAGCTTTCAGGCGCCCTCGCAGTGTTTGGCGCTGGCGCGGCTGTTGCAGGTGTCGGGGTTTCAGTTGCTTCTGTCGCCATGGCGGCTCTTGCGGTCGCAGCACTTGCTGCTTCGGTTCCAATGGCTGCCATAGCTGCTGAAATGGGCATAGTTGGAGCCGCGATAGCTGTAATGGCTGCATCGGGCATAACCGCAGCCGCAGGGCTTACGGCAGTCAAGGATGCAGGTTCTGGAATGCTGGTTCCCATGACTATTCTGTCTGCGGCGCTTGCCATAGCCACTGTTGCAATGACACCTTTCGCTGTCGCCATGGCAGCAGGCGCTGTGGCAGTTACGGCACTTGATGTAGCCGCTTTGGCGGCAGTGGTTGAATTTGCCGCACTTGCAGCCGCAATAACTGCCACTGATGTTGCACTTCTTGCCGCGGTTGCAGGAATAGGATTATTTACCGCATGTTCACTGCTTGTGGTTGCCGCATCAGGCGCGGTTGCAGGGGCGTTCCTGCTGATTTCCGCAGGAGCTATTCCTCTTGCGGTTGCAATGACTGCGCTTGCCATACCTATAACCGTTGTCACCGCCGATATGACCGTGCTGTCCGCAACATCACTTGTAACTGCGGCATCACTTGTCGTAATGACTGCGGCGGTTGCAGCCCTTGACGTGCTCCTTGCTGTGTTCCCAGCCCTGCTTACCCTTACAAGCGCGGGACTCATTTTGCTTACTGCGGCAATAGGCGCTACAGGTGCGGTTGCATCCGCTTCCTCGCCTGCATTGGTTGCCATGTCCGAGGACATGGCTGCATTTTCCGTCTCCGCAGCCGCGGCTGGTGCGGCGGCACTTGTCGCCCTTGCAGGGTTTACCGGGCTGGCTGCCGGCACTGTTGCTGCCGCTGTAATGTTTGCAGGATTCTCGGCAGAAATGGTTGCTGTTGGAAATGCTGTTTCAGTAATGGCTGGTTCAAGCCAGACAGCCGCTTCGGGTCTCGAGGCTGTCAGGAATACAGGCACGGGTATGGCTGCATCAATTGTTTCCATTGTCTCCGCACTTTCCCTGGCAATGCCTTCGATTTCGAAATTCTCGGCATCCGCCACTGCATG